TTTTGATGCAAAAAGAATGAAGATTGAATTGATTGCACGTATCTTAGGTGAGGTTGGTTTTAAAGATGTTTTTCGATTAATTCATAAGCTGTTAATGAAACATCAAGATAGAAAAATGATGTTAAATGTTGCGGGTAACTTTCAAGCAATTAATCCTTCAGAGTGGCGCAAGAGAGAAAATACTAGCGTTCAAGTGGGTGTAGGGTCAGTTTCACGGGAAAGAAGAATGGTGGCTCTTGAGACTATTATGGCTAAACAAAATGAGCTTATTGCTAACGGTGGTATGGGTACTTTAGTTCAACCTTTTCAAGTATATCAAACATTACGCGATATGGCTGACGGTTTTGGGCTACAACCCCAAGCATACTTTACCGACCCAAGGACGTTGCCGCCACCACCACCACCTCAACCTGACGCTCAAGCTGAATTAGCACTTACTCATGCTAGGGCTTTGGTAATGGATGCTGAGAGTAAAATGCAACGTAATCAGATAGATGTGGCAAAAGCTCAAGCAGAGCAACAAATTAGATTTAAAGAGCTTGAGTTAAGACAACAAGAGCTTCAATTAAAAGCAGACATTGAAAGGCAAAAAGCAGAATTAGTTTTATTACAACGAGAAACAGATAGCGATCAAAAGGTTGCTAGTATGGAGATTCAAATTGCAAAACAAGATGCTGAGAAGCGTTTAGAAGCACTAGAACTTGAGCTAAAAACAGTGCAAGCAGAAAAAGACCGAGAGGTTGATATTTATAAAAATCAAATGAATAACTTAACGAAACTGGTGCAACAAGATATGAAAGCTGGTGGCCAAGATTTACAGCAAGTTATTTTAAATTTACAAGCTGATAATGAAATGCTGAGAAAGCAGATAGAGGATTTAAATGGCTCAGAAGGATAGAGAGAGAGCTGGACAAGCACGACAAATATTAGACAACCCTATTTATCAAGAAGCAATAACCTTAGTTGAAAGCCGTCTAATTCAAGCATGGCAAGATACTGTTGTATCGCAACAAGAGGAAAGAGAGAAGATATATCAGATGTTATTGGCGATGCGTGATATTAAATCGCATATCGAGGGAGTTCTTACAACAGGCAAACTAGCAGAGATGCAAGAGGTAAACAATGGCTGAGCAACAACAACTAAGTATTGAACAAAGAATAGAACAGGCGATTACACCGCCTCAAGAGCAACCATCAGCAGATGCACCAACTACTGAACAACCAACGTTATTGAATACGCAATCCGTTCCAGCAGAAGCAGTGCAACAAGAGCCTGAAAAGGTAGCTGAAGCCCCCGTAGAAGCGTCAGAAGCAACGTTAGAGGGTGAGCTGGTAGAACAAGAGGGTGAGCAACCTAAATCACCAGAAGGGGAAGCTGAGGAGTCTGAATCTTTTCAAGTAGAATCACTTAATCAACTGGCCGAGCAAGTAGGAGTAGATGCTTCTGATTTATATAATCTAAAAATACCTGTTACCGATCAGGCTACAGGGGAACGCATGGAAGTAACCCTTGGAGAGTACAAAGATAGCTTCACCGCCAAACAAAGATCTACTAGAGCGG